CAATTGATCAGTATCCTGCACTGTTGTCAAGCCAATAGCTCGCATAAGCTCACCCAACTGCTGACGACCGATCTCCTCGGCCTTAGGGTTGGGGTTCTTGATGTTGAGATTGCCAAACACCACACGCCCTTGGTGCGTAGGTCCTGTGATGTCGTAACGCACCGCAATATATTGGCCAGTGCCGGCCTTGGTGTTTTTGATTTCCGCACCGTTGACAATTGCGGTGTACCAGCCTGGTGGCAATGGTTCGTAATTGTTGGTTGATTGGGGCAGCGCATCCACGCTAAAGGTTTCAAGAAGTTGTGCCATGATGTTTATTCCTTAGTGATGGTAAAAGATGGGCGACCGTTGGTGGTCGTTATTGCGTCTTGCAGTGGTGCGGTAATAAGTGTGTCTGCTGACTTCCATGCCGAAGCATTGACTTCAGGCTTCCACCGGAACAGGCTAGACAAGTGCTGCGTCAAACCATGCTCTGCGGCCAAGTCTTGGAGTTTGTCGCTATTGACTTTGCGGTCTAAGCGCCCCACGACCTTGATCTTGTAGCCGTCGGCCTCGATGTTCTGAGTGCCGTCTAAGGTCTTGGCAATACCAAGCTCCATAACCAGTTCGTCTTCAAGTGCGCGACGTAGGTCAATAGCGGCCTTCTCAGCTTCTTTAGCGTCGATCCATTGTTGGTATAGGCTCATGATCAACCCCCAATCTTAGCAATGATGGCACCCAAGTCCGGTGCTTCCCAAGCGCCAAGCTTGCCCGAGCGATCCTTGGCTTGCCAGATACCGTCCGAATCACACATCAGCGCACGTTGTGCGACGCCCTCAGCGTCTTTCTCAACACGGAGTGCAAGCACCTCATCAAAGAAATAAGGAAGTTGCTGACCCGTCTTGTTGCCAGGCATAGAAGGCGCATACAAAATGCGGCCAGTTTCGTCCGTAGCTTTCTCGCACTTGGCGGTAAAGTAAACGTGCTTGTTAGGAATGTCACGAAACGCACGAATGATATCGGACATCTGTTCTTGCATAGCGCCGTAAGCTTGGCGAGGGTCCTTAGCAATTTTCTTCTCATGGTTCAATACGACCTCTGCAATCTCACTGATTGAATCCAAAGCAATCGACTCAAAATGCTTTGCTTCGTCCGAGCCAGTTACCCACTTGTACGCTTCCATCAGCGTGTCGTAAGATGACACCTCACCAAAAGGCACATCAGCATCAGCGATCGACAGCAAACCGCCTTCAGCCGAAAACACAACAGGGTTTGGTAGCGTTGGGATCAGGGACGTCTTGCCCGAACCGGCATTGCCGTATACAAGTAACTTCACGCCGTTAGCGTGCAAACCTTTGGTACTGCGTAGATTGATAGCCATTTGGCTCTCCTTAGTGATCGCTGTTTGGGGTATCCGTTTAGCGATTGATTGAATTATTGCATGATTAATGTTATTGTGTCAACAACAAAATTTAAATATTTAACAAAAGGGCAAAAATGTTATCAATTGAGCAGATACGCGAGTTGATGCATGATAGGTCGGTGCCTATTGTTGCGGAACTTGCCGGAGTGCATTACAACACTCTGTTGAACATCAAAAACGGCACAAATAAGAATCCTTCTTACGAAGTGATTAAAAAATTGTCCGAGTATTTTGAACCCCAATCATGAGCACCCCTATGACAATAATTACGAAGTTAGAGGCAGCCCTTACTTATGCCTCATGGGGTTGGCACGTTTTGCCATTAGTCCCAAACGATAAGCGCCCAGCCTCGGCTCATGGCGTGCATGATGCGACCACCGATTTAGACAAAATACGTGCGTGGTGGGCACAAAACCCGAATTACAACATCGGGATTGCCGCTGGTGAAAAGTCCGGTATTGTTGTGTTTGACATTGACCCACGCAATGGTGGCAGCGAATCGTGGGACGATTTCACAACCGAGCATGGCGGTGTGCCCGATGGCATATGCCAACTTACCGCCGGTGGTGGTGAGCACCACATTGCCCAATGGCGCGATGGTTTAAAAAGTTGCGAGTTGCGCCCTGGCGTTGATTTTTTGGCCAATGGTCGGTACTTTGTGGTTGCACCGTCAAACGTAAATGATCGTGAATACGTATGGGAGGAGTCTAGCGACCCGACCGACGGTATTTGTCCTTTCGTCATTCCAGAGTCGTGGCTTGCAGCAATGGCGGTGCGAAAAGTGATTGTCACTGCGACTGATGGGGAGTTGATCACCGGCAATCGCAATGCCGGCTTGGCATCAATGGCTGGCTCTATGCGTCGTAGTGGCTTTTCAGCAAGCGAGATATATGCGGCCATTATGACCGCTAACGCCGAGCGCTGCGATATCCCGCTTCCCTTGTCTGATGTCAAGCGCATTGCCGAGAGCATAGCAAGGTATGAGCCCGCGCATGATGTCGGTGCGTCTAGCGCCCTTGGCGACGCCGCAGCACAAAATTTAATAACCAAAGATGACAACGTCATTGAAAAGTTAAACGCCATTTTTGGCGATGAGCTCGGCATCGATTACGAAGCACCCGACGAATTAGTTGAGGGGTTGATCACTATCGGCAGCTCAGTGGTGGTGTATGGCGACAGCAACTCAGGCAAAACCTTTTGGGCTCTGTCCGTTGCGGCATCAGTGGCTATGGGCACCACTTGCTACGGTCGAAAGACGGACCCAGGCTTAGTCGTCTATCTGGCAAGTGAATCCCCCACCAGCATCCGGTCCCGCGTTCAGGCCATTAAAAAGCATTACAGCGACAATTTAGAAAATTTAGTTATTGTTCAGGCACCCGTTAATTTTTATCAGGGCGATGGCGACGCAAACGACGTCATTGAGTTGGTCCGAAAAATAGAGGAAATTAAAGGCCAGTCCGTTCGCCTGATCATTCCCGACACCTTAGCAAGAATAAGCGCAGGAGCAAACGAAAACAGTGGGGAGGATATGGGACCCGTAATGTCCCGTTTTGACGTCGTGGCGGCCGCAACAAGGGCTTGCATAATGATTATTCATCACAATGGCAAGGATGCAGCCAAAGGGTCCCGCGGCTGGTCCGGTATCCGCGCCCACATTGATACTGAGATCGAAGTAACCGAAAAGGATGGCGTGCGCTCAGTAACCGTCACCAAGCAGCGAGAGTTGCCCAGCAAAGGCGAGGCAATTTACTTTAAATTGCACGTCATTGAGATGGGACGCACCAAATTCGGCAAACCGGCCACCACTTGCGTGGCGGTCCCCGACGAAGATTCACAAACCCAAAACCCCCACAAACCCCTTACCAAACACGATCAAAATGTGCAACTTTTGGAGCGTGCTTGGATCGCTTCGGGCTCTGAGATGCGCAACAATTGCCCATACCTGAGCAGAAGTGCATTGATGGACGTAATCGTGGCCGATGGTAACTCACAGCGCACTGCCGAGAACAAAGTGGCCCCAGGGCGCAAGGACGGGTTAATCATGCCAATGCTTAACGCGGGGGTAATGCGACCCTTTGAGCATGGCTGGATTTTCGTTAATCCGACACAAACTAATGCGATGTTGATGCTGTCGAATGCGAAAGGTTAACCCCCTTTTGCCCCCTCTGACCCCCTGGGGGTGTCAGGGGGTTTGCAGGTAAAGTAGGGCGCCCAACCCCCGCCCACCCCCTACCCCCTATAGGGGAGGGGGAAAGGGGGTTAGCTTATACGGTCGTTTTTTGGGGGATTGATTAAGTATTATTTGATGGGTTAATTTCAATGTCGGTTATGTCGTTATTTTCTATTAACCGAGCCTCAGCACTTTCCAAAGCTTGGGTAATGGATATCTGAGTATGAGTAACCGATACGTCAACCCTATCGCCCCATTGTTTGGGGCGCAGCTTGGCAGCTGTCCACTTTCTGGCATCAATACGTAGGCGCTGACGATTGACCCAAGCGTTGATTAATTGAGGGTCCAGGTCGGCCGGTGGCATTTCGTCCGATAGGTCGACCAGTTCATCTGCTAGATAGTCGCCCCTTTCCTCAATGGCCGAGCGATACCTTTTCTGCAATTCAGGATTATTGCGTAATTGGTACATGGCAGTGGCATAGGACATCTTGGCTTCTTTGGTGGCACTCATTAGGCTTTTGCCCTCTGTGATGCGTTCTAGCATGGTTGGCCACACTTCCCGAATGGTGTATTCGATGTTATGACTACCTAGGCGCCTAAGCTTGCCCTCATAGCTATACTTATCCTGTGCCGTCTTTGCGCGTTCCATAACCTTAACCCCTAAGTAATTTGATATTTTAATTCAAGACGTTATAAACAATTTTAATAGAAATACACGTCAATGGTAAGGCCACAATAAAAAAACCCGCCTAAGCGGGTTTAAATCGATTCTAGGGGTATGTTTTTATAGGTCGAAGGTAAGTATTAAAAGAAGCAATACAGCTCCAATAATTAATGAATAGGTCATAGTGGCAATAGCCCTTTAAACAAGGGATGCACGTTATCCCATTGTGCACCTATGTCTTTTGGATAAAAAGGGCGCAGGGTTCGTGATTCGCTCATGCTGCGCACGTAAACATAGCCTGATTTAACGTCGCATGAATCGACAGTGTATGGTTTGTTCTTGATGTGGACAATGTCCCCATGCTGAACGGGTTGCCCGTTGGTGTATTTAATCTGCATAGTGCTCTCCGTCATCCTCGAGCTCGATTAGCTCAATTTCCTTAAAAGTAAAATCCGATAACTGCGCGTCGTCGAATTGTTTAATGGCCGAATTTTCGTCGGTGGCGATAACTTCAATAGTTACTTTGGCCAAGCCAGTTAGTTTGTAAACGTGTGGTTTGTTCATAATTGCCCCATCAAAAGCTTTTTAAGATAATTTACCGGCTTGCCGGTGATGACCGATAACTCGGCCAAGGTTATGTTAGTGCTGTCGAATAAATCGATAATTTGTTGATTTGTCATCATGCGGCCTTTAAAATTCGGATTACTTTGTGCATGGTTACGCCATGCGCAGGGTAGGCAATAGTCTTTACTTTTTTATCGTAGCAAGCGCGACAACCCGAGCATTTGCCCGCGTTTTCGTATGCGCGACAGAGTGTCATACCCTTTTTAACGTCCGCGGCCGTCGGGATAATGACGGACCCATGCAAACCCTTTGTATATTGGCCGGTGACAGAATCAGAGCTAAAGCGCACGCTAACATTAGGCAAGCGCATCATTGCATAAAGCACCATTTCAAATTTGGGAAATTTATGCATACGCGTGGGGAGCCAATGTTGCACCCAAGGCGTGCGTTTCATTACATCTAGCATCTTTTCCGCCAAACCAAGCGCATACATATCGCCAGAGTCAAACCAGCGAAAATAGCGATCGTTTTGCAAAGCTTGGACCATGTCGTCGGCCCATTCCAAGCGCTGCCAGTCGGTTTTATTGTGCTCGCGTGGTGCCTTGACGTTTTTAAAGCGATAATTGCCCGTCGTCGCGTAGCATCCGCGACACGCGTCAACTAACTCACCGGGCGCTGCAACGGAACCTGGGCACGTATCCAAGGCCTGTAACGACCACGAGCGAATGCCGTCTAGTTTGGAAGTAATGGAAATTTTAACCATGTTATTCACCTTTAATAATGCTGTAATCACGATAGGGAGTGTCTAATTGATATCCAACTACTGAAATATCGTCTTCGTAATACCAATCGGGATCAAGATCATATTGATGCATATGCCGCAGCAAACCAATCATTAACGAAGCTTTAGCATTTTCTTTTGTCTTGCCGTACGCTTCAAAAGAAAAATTTCGGGATTCATAATTAGCACGATAAATTTTCATAGCGATCTCACAATTTCAGCAACGACAATAATTAACCCGCAAAGCGATGCAATGGCGATTAGTGTTTTTTCTATCATGATATTTCCTTGGGTTGATAAATCAGTTTAGGAAAACATATCATCTCACAAAAAAGCACATTGTGCACATATTTAATCAAATATATATTTATCGTTCCAGCACAATCAATAGCCAAACCCTATTGCATCTTGTTGCATTGCACAATGCATTGTTGCATCGCACAATGTTGCATTGCAATATGTTGCGTTGCACAATGTTGCGCTGCAACACAGCTAATTTATACTTAATATCGTTGTGCGTTGCAACATAGCGCTGCGGCCGAACGCCAGGCGCACGCACAAGAAAGGCTAAAAAAATCTTGAATGGGGGGGGTAGGGCCCTGGCCGACAGGTCCTAGTCTACGCAGGGATCACAAACAATTTTTATTTTTTTTATTATTGCTTCAACATCACTTTCATTTACAATCCACTCATGCAAAACACCGTCTACAGTCCCCAAGAAGAAATGACTCTTATGAGTCGCCTCTGGTCTGCATCAATTAAGGATGATCCACTGGCTTTCGTTTTGTTTGTCTTCCCGTGGGGCGTCAAGGGTACGCCTCTGGAGCATTTCTCGGGGCCACGCAAATGGCAACGGGTCGTGCTCCAGCAGATCGGCGACCACATCGCGCAGAACAAGGGCAAGGTTGACTTTGACACGCTACGCCAATCGGTGAGCTCGGGGCGCGGTATTGGCAAGTCAGCACTTGTTAGTTGGATTACGATCTGGATGCTGTCCACCAGGATTGGGTCAACGACCATCATATCGGCCAACTCTGAGAGTCAGCTCAGGTCAGTCACTTGGGCTGAGATTACTAAATGGTTGGCGATGGCGATTAACAGCCATTGGTTTGAGGTGTCAGCCACCAGACTTATGCCCGCCAAATGGCTAACAGAACTGGTCGAGCGCGACTTAAAGAAAGGCACACGCTACTGGTCGGTGGAAGGCAGACTCTGGTCAAGCGAGAATCCGGACGCGTATGCGGGAGTCCACAACTACGACGGTGTGATGGTCATTTTTGACGAAGCAAGCGGTATTGATGATGCCATCTGGGCGGTGACCTCTGGGTTCTTCACTGAAAACACACCGAACCGCTTTTGGTTGGCGTTCTCAAACCCGAGGCGTAACTCGGGCTACTTCTACGAGTGCTTTCACGCTAAGCGTGAGTTCTGGCGCACACAGGTGGTCGACGCGAGGACAGTCGAGGGCACAGACAAGGCGGTCTATCAGCAGATTATTGACGAATATGGGCCGGACTCAAGTCAGGCGCACGTAGAAGTCTATGGTGAGTTTCCGAACGCGAGCGATGATCAGTTCATCTCGGCGCAGACGGTGGATGACGCCATGAAGCGCCCCCGCTACAAGGATCAGTCAGCACCCATTGTGTTGGGCGTGGACCCCGCACGGTTCGGGGCGGATGCGACGGTCATCGCAGTGCGGCAAGGGCGAGACATTATTGACATCAAACGCTATCGGGGGGACGACACGATGACGGTAGTCGGCCACATTATTGAAGCGATTGAAGAATACTCACCCGCAATGGTCGTAATTGACGAGGGCGGCGTGGGTGGAGGGGTGGTGGATCGCTTGAAAGAGCAGCGCTACAAGATTCGGGGTGTGAACTTTGGCAATAAATCCAAGAACCCGCTCATGTACGGCAACAAACGGGCAGAGATGTGGGGCTCGATGCGTGAATGGTTGAAGTCCGCCTCTATTCCGTCAGACAGAATGCTTAAGAGCGACCTTATTTCGCCCATGATGAAGCCTGACTCTAAGGGCACGATCTTCTTAGAGAGCAAAAAGGATATGCGGGCTCGCGGCTTGGCCTCACCAGACGCCGCAGACGCAATATGTGTGACCTTTGCCTTCCCGATGGCGCATCGTGAAACTGTTGACAAGACCCCACGCAGGGGGTATTCTGCAAGCGGAGTACTAACTTCATGGATGGGGGCGTAATGGCAAAGAAATCCGTGTCATTATCTGTTGGGCGGGGCGAAAAGCTATCTGTTAAGCAGGGCGCTGGACTGACCGCCAAAGGTCGCGAGAAATACAACGCCGCTACTGGTAGTAATCTTAAGGCACCAGCTCCAAATCCAAAGACTAAAGCAGATGCGGGACGCAAAGCGTCTTTTTGTGCAAGAATGGGTGCGGTTGCGGCTAAGGCTGAGAACGGCGAACGTGCTAAGGCTTCTCTTAAACGATGGAAGTGTTAATCATGGCTACAAAACCTGGACTCTATGCAAATATTCACGCCAAACGCGAGCGTATTGCCGCGGGTTCTGGCGAACGCATGAATAAAGTCGGCAGCAAAAACGCGCCAACTGCTAAAGATTTCAAGCAATCGGCAAAGACTGCGAAGAAGAAATAGTATGCCTTTAAAGAAGTCACCTACAAAAGAAGCTTTCCGCGCTAATGTTAAAGCGGAAGTTAAAGCCGGCAAGCCTATCAAGCAAGCCGTGGCCATCGCCTACTCTGTTAAACAAAATGCTAAAGCCACTAAACGATAACATCGTAGTTAAACCCGACCCGTTCATCCAAAGCGGGTTATTGATTTTGCCTGAAGAAGATATGCGTACCGGCACGGTTGTGGCAGTCGGTCCAGGCAAAAAAGGCTCAAGCCGACCGCTAATGGTGTCGGTGGGCGACCATGTCATGTATAGTGGCACGATTGATCAGACTTACGAAGACTGCGTAGTTATGAAAGACAAAGATGTCATAGGGCTAGTATGAACATAATTACCAGACAAGAAGCGAAAGCCCAAGGGCTAACTCGCTACTTTACTGGTAAATCTTGTGTCCACGGCCACGTTGCAGAACGAAAAACAGCCAATAAAACTTGCGTTGTTTGTGGCGATTTAGCGATTGCAAAATCAAAAGCTAAAAAGCCAGAAAAATACAACGTAATTAACCAAGGCTGGTCTAAACGTAATCCAGACAAAGTAAAAGCGTTGCAATTAAAGCGCAACCGCGAAAATCCTGCGCGGCGTAATTTGTGGACTTCAAATTACCGCCAAGCTAAAGACAGCAGAATGCCAGCTTGGTTAAATTTAGGGCAATTGGCCGAAATGGAAGGTGTGTACGATTATTGTTCGGCGTTGCGCCGCGCAAGGCTTGACTATCATGTTGACCACATCGTACCATTACGAGGTAAAATTGTTTCCGGACTCCATGTACCGTGGAATTTACAAGTAATTTCTGGTGCGGACAACGTACGGAAAGGAAACCGATTCAATGGCTAAGAAAGAAAACCAAGATTTATTGTCGACCGCCC